ATGGGTATGTTCTAAATACAAATGTTGGAATATCGGATATAATAATACGTCGCAAAGCATTTGCAATACTCATATTACACTCTGTGAGTGTAAACTTAAGAGCACCGCCTTCTTCAATAAGGTTTGAAATACGTGGGTCCATTTTTGTTTATACGTATTGTTTGATGCGTGTGTTGTTTGATGTCTGTGTTGTTTGGTTGTCTGTATATAGCAACTACTTGGGTTGATTCTATCTTTTTATATTAATAATATACTATTTATTAAATCAATTTTATAATAAATAATAAATTGGTAAATAAATCAAATATTAAGGAATATGTATTTAATGCGATAAACAAATTAAATATATATCAAATAAGTTAAAATATACGATATATACTCGTAGTAATTTATAATATGAGCAGTATTTTATATTATAGTAACTTTTGCGATAAGTCCAAAAAAATTCTACAAACACTTGCCAAAAGTAATATTAAAGAAGAATTACACTATTTATGTATTGATAAACGGGTGAAAAGTCCAACAGGATCATGGTATATAGTTCTTGAAAATGGCGAAAAGATTGTTATGCCACCTCAAGTAAATCGCGTTCCCGCGCTTTTGTTAATGAAACAAGGGCATCAAGTATTGTATGGCGACCAAATATTAGCACATTTACAACCAAGAGACACTGCTATCAATATGGCAGCTACAAACAACAATGAAGAACCATCGCCTTTCTCTCTTAATCACGATTGTATTGGTGGTTATGGTGTGGCGTCGGATACATTTAGTTATTGGGATCAAACAAGCGATGACCTATCGGCAAAAGGAAATGGTGGAATGCGGCAGTTGTATAACTATGCGACGATTGATAGTAACATAAGAATCGAAGCACCGAAGGAAGACTATACACCGGATAAAATAGGAAGTGTTTCACTTGAAAACTTGCAACAACAGCGAAATAGCGAAATACAAGTCAATATGAATGCGCAGAAAGGTGGTGGTAGTGGTAGTGGGGCTGTGGCTTTAGATACGATGTCACAACAACAGCAACAGCAACAACGTCAGCAGTTTCAGTCACAATTTTCACAGCAACAGCAACAGCAACAACAACAGCAACAGCAACAACAACAACAACAGCAAAAAAATGTAAGATTTAGTTGATGAATTTATTTTATCATTATATCAAATAATAATAACATAAATATATTTAAAAATAAGATTACGTATAATAATATCGTCAATATTGCAATTATAAAGTAATATTAATTATGAGTTGTGATAAAAATGATAAAAGTATCTTATTAACTGCATTCAATACTCAGTTTTATGATTTTTTGGATGATATTGAAAATGTATTTATAAACGATAATGGAATAAAACGTGCAAAGAATGCATTAGTTATAATTAAAAAAATAAATCCTGCGCTTGTTATTAGATTATGGTATAAATATATTGTTGTAAATTATGAAAGTGAAATAGATGGTAATAATATTAACTTTTTTATAGAAAAAGATTATAAAAATGATTTGAGATATTTAAATTCACCAGATGATATTATGAAACATATTGATTCACTTCGCGAGCCAGTAAGAAATATGGGTGAAAATAATCAAAAAAAATCATTAATGTATATTAAAAATCTATGTATTCTTTCAAGGCTGTATAGTGAGTAACTTATCATATTACATATAATTTATAAATAGTAAAAAACTAAATAAATAGTAAATAGTAAATAGTAAATAGTAAATAGTAAAAAAATAAATAATATATCAAATATATTATTTATCATTTTTGATTTAAATACTAATTCATAAGTTAGAAGTATATAATGGGTAAAAAAAATAATAACAATTCAGGAGAAAATACAAAGACAGATGTAGATGAAAATGGAATTCCTGCATCTAGCGAAGTAGAAGTTATTCCAGATGAATTTAAAAAGGTAATTAGTGATTTTATAAATGATTTTGGATTAACATTCCCGGAGTATTCTGACAAATTGGATAAATATTCATCTATAGTTATTGATAGTAATAGTGATAAGTCGTGTCTTCAACAACGCACACTAACAGATGAAAATATATCTATGTTGTATCAATATTGCAAAAAAATATATCCAGTCCGTTTTTTTGATGTATTGTATAAAAATACCGAGATGTTTACAAAGCGCGGTGGTGATGCAGGTCTAGAAATAGATGTGCAGTTTTTACCAGGTATTAATTTTGCAAATATTTGGAATACACCAGATATAAGTGATAAAACGCGAGAGACAATCATGAAATACATGCAACTGATTCTTTTTTCAATTATTACAAATGTTTCTGATCAAAATTCATTTGGAGATACTGCAAAATTATTTGAGGCAATTAATGAAGATGAGTTGAAAGGTAAACTGGATGAGACATTCAAGAATATGCAGGATTTATTTAGTGGAATGGGAGGAATGGGAGGAATGGGGGGAATGGGAGGAATGGGAGGAATGGGGGGGGTGGACGCAGAGGGAGAAGCGGGAGAACATATGAAAGACTTTGAAAAAATGGCAGAGCAATTTAAAAACTTTATGCCTGATGGAGTCGACATGTCAAAGTTTCCTGGTTTCAACTTTGGCGATGAGAGTGGAGCTGGAGAAAGCGCAGGTTCAGGTGCATCCGGTAAAAAACCAGACATTCCTAATCCTGAAGCAATTCACGACCATATTTCTAAATTGCTGAATGGCAAGATTGGCGCACTTGCAAAAGAAATTGCCGAGGAAACTGCTGGCGAATTGGATTTAGGAATTGATTTAGAAAATCCCGAGCAACTTAATATGGGAAATGTATTCCAGAAATTGTTTAAAAATCCGGGGAAACTCATGAATATGGTAAAGAATGTTGGCCAAAAGCTCGATGATAAGTTTAAGAAAGGCGATATCAAGGAAAGCGAGCTGATGCAAGAAGCTAGCGATCTTTTGAGCAATATGAAAAACATGCCAGGTATGGGGAATTTGTCAAGTATGTTAAGTCAGCTTGGAATGAAAGGTATGGGTGGCTTGGGGGGGAAAGGCGGTAAAGTAAATATAGGTGCAATGCAAAGTCACCTTCAACAAAATATGAAGAATGCAAAAATGAAGGAGCGAATGCATCAAAAACTGCAAGAACGACAGCAGCAACGCCCCGTAACATCGGTTTACACTGCGTCATCAGGTGAGTCAATGGTTCAAACGCCGCGTGTTGCACCTAAACCATCTACAAACCAGTTACCTACAGATGCAATTAACCAAGCAGAGAGTAATCTAGTTGAATGGGCGCAAGTGCACATGAAACCTGCTCAAGGGGCGGGAGGGGTGGGACAAAAGAAAAAGAAGAAGAACAAGAAATAAAATAAAATAAAATAACAATAATCCTTTGCAATAGTTAGTTATCAAAATCAAAAGTAAATGATGAACATTTCAAGTATCAATAAGAAATGAATAAAAATAATAAAAAATAATTAAGAATATATATATAATGGAACAAATACCATCAACACCATCAACACCATTTTGGTTAAATGAACCCACTATTTTATTTAATAAAAAATATATAGCCAGCATATGGCCAAGTGAAAAAATGTCAAGTGCAGAAAAATTAAATGCTATTAGTAGATTTGTTATTGCTGCATCTCTTTTAGGATATTTAATTACACTTAATTTAAAAATGATTTTAGTAGCAGTAGTAACTTTAGCAGTTATTGCTATTTTATATAATGTGCAGCGCAATCAACAAGCCAAAAATACATCAACCGATGACGGCAATGGTAATGGTAATGGTAATAAAGATAGTGTTAAGAATAATAAAAATAAAGGAAACGATGCCAAGTCTAATGAAAAAGTAAAAGAAGGATTTACAAATGCAATGCTGTATAGTGAATTAAAGAGTGAATATACAAACCCAGAGGAAAATAATCCAATGATGAATGTTCTTTTACCGGAAATATCATATGACCCAAACCGCAGTGAAGCCGCGCCGGCATATAATCCCGAACTTGAGAAGGAGATAAATAATAAGACAAAAGACTATGTTGTAGATACAACATTTGGAGATGGAACCAAAAAACAACAAGAATATATTCGCCGTAAACTATTTAGCGATTTGGGCGACAACTATAATTTTGATTTTAGTATGAGAAACTTTTATACCAATCCAAATACAACTATCCCCAATGACCAGGGCGGTTTTGCTAACTTTTGCTTTGGTGATATGATTTCGGCGAAGGAAGGTAACGACTATGCTCTTGGAAGATGGTTTCCACGTATTGGTGGAGTTTATAATTAATCGTCAAATGTGGATCATGGATACTGGATTATTGATCGTATATCGAAAATAAAACAATATATTATATTATTTTATTTAGTAAAAATATATTTTCAGTAAAATATATTTTCAGTTGTATATACATATATATAATCATAGATATATACAGAGTTAGTTATTATTTATAAATGGCAATCGTTAGAGACTACGTATTTGATAATTTATCCCGAATTGGTAACGATAATTGTGGACAAAGTCAGCGCAATGTTCAAAATCTGAATTCAAGCAACTACATGTTGCATAACTTTTTTGCAGCGGATTGCAATATGGCGCGTCCAATCGAGTTTGCGGTTGCTCAACCAGGTATCAACTTCACCGGTGGATACCAAGTTGGTGCTGGTGGCTGCAACATCGATGCCAATAGTGAGCTGTTCAATGGAAGTATTATGACACACCCAAGATGCCGCATTAGTTTATTTGAGCGGCCGTTTAAGACTGTGCCATATTTAGGAAAAGGGGAATCCAATCCTCTAGTTGAGTCCCGGCTCTGGCAGGGTGACTACAATATCAACAAGAAGAGCGTCAATCCAAGTACTGAAGTTTGTTATGTGAACCACGAGATGTATCCGCTCATCCCTTCCATCGCATCTACGATTACCAACCCTGCAAATTTGGTTGAGGGTGTCGCAGTAAACGGCTGGATACGTGGTGGCATTCCTTCACGCGAACTTGAGCGCGAGACTAAATACACCTCTTGTGGTGTCTAGGGTGTAGTGTAATATAGTGTATTCTTTGCGACACACACACCGCGTCAAGAAATCATTTTAATATGTGGTTAAAACGTATTAAAACGATTATGATTACAAAATTATATATAGATACCGACAACATATGTATAATACTCGTTTTATATGCACATATAAGATGCATGACCCTAGTGACGAAGAAACCCAAGATATTATTTATAGATACGACTACTTGTCAGCTTTTGGTCTTAAAGAATATAACTCCGACGTCATCATGAAAACATTGGAAGATGTATACGAAAAATTGAAATGCGACAAAGAGTTCGTGGAAATACTGGAAGCACATCCGCGGTTTGTTGCAGAGAAAAAAAACTACGAATTTGTCATGCAACTTATGTTTTCATTTGACACGTTTGATTTGTTTCATAGTTGTTTGATTTATTTGCTTTATAAATATAGACTTGCCGAAAGCAAAGATAAAAGCAAAGATAAAAGCAACTATGATAATACAAAACATATAGTTCCATTGTGCCCTTCAGAAGTAGTAAGCAATGCTACAATACATGTTATTCCTAATAGCGTATATTCGTATTTTACGTTTACGGATACCAAAAATAAATTAATTCAGCAATTAAAAATATAAATCCAAACCACAAAAATAATAATATAAATAAATAATAATAATAGTATATAAATGGCTTCAACAAAAAATAAAAACACTTCTAGCGACTATTGTTTAGAGCAGAAACAAAACACTGGTATATTTACGCACATCACATACGAAAATGCGCAAAATGGAAAAGCGTATACCACCGCTCTTCCAACGCTAGGGTATCGTCCGACATATATGTCGCGCGAATCTTTCTCAAACAACTCTGTCGATATTGAATCTGCGCTGTTTGGAATCAATTCCACGAATTTAGTAACTCCTCAGGCGCCCGTAGTGCCCGAACTTAAGAAACTACCGGAATGCACTTTCTTTGATAGAATACCACTCATTATGCCGACACCTCTTGTTGTTGAGAAAAATCAAAGACCATTTCCTATTTAAGTTTTTATTAAATTATAACAAAATATTCCTAGTAATGTTATAACTACAATAAATAATACATGAAAAGGTTGATATATTCCGGTTATATTAGATATATCTGGATTATATTTGTAACATACATAAAAAAATAAAAACATAGTTCCAAAATATAATAAAATAAGTATTGGAATATTTTTTTCTAATATGTCATAAAATTTGTTAAATATAAATTGTGTTAACACTAAACAGAACCCACCGACAATAAGTATATCATATAATAATACTGGTAGATGTTTTACTGCCTTATCGAACATAGTATAATATGCAAAATCCCAAACTGCGTAGACTAAAACTAAAAATAAAAATGAATATAAATTGATTTTAAATACTTTTTCCCCTAAAAAAGTGTGAAATATAAATAACATAAAAGAATAACCTATCGTAAGTAAGAATATTGGAAATAATCTTAGTTTGTTATCTTTACTTTTAAAAAAGTTATATTTATAACCTTGTATATCAGAACACATATTCAAATAATATTTCCATTCTGTTATCATAAGAATATACTCAAATATCATAAAAAGTAAAATAAATATTAAAAGTTTTTTTGAAATCATCTTTTTAAATATCTTAAGCAGTAAGTTTAACTATACTATATAATATATCAATATTTTACGTGTGAAAATATTTGCTAAAAATAGAAAT